GGAAGCAATTTGGAATATGCATCAGCTGATCTTCCTGATCCCGCATCTTGTAAAGCAGCCTGCATCTGTTGTTGTAAAACTGGCAATGCTTCGGCAGCTTGCTTCTGATACTGCTCTAAGGCAAGTTGATTGCCTACCTCTTGACCAAGGCGACCAAGATTCTCTGACAAGACAGACCAGCCTTTAGACTGCTGATTGCCACCCTGCATTATCATTTCAGCGATGCTCATAAATTATCCTAGTGACCAACCTTTACCTGTGTAGAATTTAAGATTAGAAGGGGCAGTATCGTATGCACTAGCCCCTCCTAGTTGTGATGTATAGAAGCCTTCTTTTGTTGCGGTAGTAGAACCCTCTTGGGCTGTCTTGTATTTAGTGTATGCATCCAAAGCGGATGTCAGCCCAGAAGTTAATCCTCCAGCAGCACCAGTAAATCCTTCTGCCCCAGCTTGGCCTCCAGCCAGCCTTGTCTTTTCTAGCTCAAGCATTCTATCATATCCTCGTTGAGATTGACCTGTGCTAACTCCGTATTGTTTGGTTAGAAGGTCTGCGCGAATGCCTGCTTTTGCAACTCCTACATTCGCTGCGCCCATTTGATATGCTAGACTATCCTTACTTACTGCTAATGGACTTTCTATAAAACCTCTAACTAGGTTAGTCCAATCTCCCATCATGTTGAACCCTTGAGTTACAGCTTGCTCTGCGGACTGCCCAATAGCTCTTAAATAATCAAATGGCCCTCTTTGTGCAATAGCTCCAGCCCTTGCTGTTGCTGGGTTAAATCCAGCCCCCTGCATATAGGCAGATTCACGCATGGTTGCTCCACGGGCGGCTTGTGTCATCTGTCCAGAAAGCCTGTCGTTGATTGCTCTCAAAGCTAAATCTTGTAGGTTTTTATATTGACCTCCATACAACCTATCAAGTTGCGAAATATTATATCCAGTAATCCGTTCCGCTTCCCTAATGTTGGCTTCTGGGTCTCTTACTGGCATCGGGATTTGAGCGAGATCAGATTCAATCTGCGCTGCACCCATTTGGTATGCTTGAGCCGCTTTCTTTTCTTGCCTGCGAGCTTTCTTCATTGCGGAAGCCTGACCCGCCGCTGCCTTTCCAGCAGCTTTAGATTGCATTGAACTAGCGGCAAGCGTTGCGCCTGCACCGATAGCAGCAGTTGTTCCAGCACCGATTGCGCCAGCTACAGCAGCACTAGCACCAAGTGCTGTAGCCGTTGCTGCAAATACATTAAATTGCTGCCTAGCTTTTAATGATCGGCAGTTATATCTATCTTCGATGTTTATGTAACAAGGCATATCAGTTCTCGGTTCTAACGCACCGCCAACCTTGCAGTCTTGGGTGTTCTTTGTCAATATGTGGATTAAAGTCTCTTGCCATTATTGTGTTGGTAATCTCTTCTGGATCGGTAAGAGTGGTCACGAAGCAAGCAACCCAGATCGTATCTTCATGGGTATAGAGCAACCTGCGAGTTCCTGCCTTTGTAATTCCAACATAGGGTGCTTTGTATCTCTGCACAGGAACATCGTGATACCAAACCGAGACATCACCCTGCATGATGAAAAACGGATGAGTCGTAAGATGCAAGAGAGATGTCACTAGAGTATTCTTTGGCATGAAGATTTCCCTAGTGTAGAGATTAGGTGTGAACTTATGAGTGACGGGACAATCAACTGGATCGTGCTTGATTAGTTCTGTCTCCAAGAGATTAAGCGGATCATCGGGATTTTGGTATCCAATAAATTCATTGGGATTGATCCGATTCGGGACTAACTCCAGCTTTTCTCTCTCTTGGATTTCAAGTGTCATGGCCAACTAGGTTGAAAGAAATAGTCATCCGCACTCGGTGAGCCAAGATAATTCCCAATTAAATTTTCGGGCCGCTGGAAGTTTGCAATACGAAGCGGTGCAGCGGTGGGAATCTCTTCGCCCTCCATCACCTTTTCTTCTTCTTGAACTGCCAATCCCAAGTTAGCCAAGAACTCTTGTGGCTTCCTGTTCTCCCTAGAGTTGAGAGCCAGCACCGCATAGATCATTGCATCGGGTGAGAACTCTACCAACTGCAACGGGTCGGTCACATCGTAGAATCGCTTGCTGGCATAGATCGTCATGCAATCCACATTCTTTGGAATCTGGAACCTGCGGAACACAGGGTTCACATCCGTTGGCTGGTAGATTGCAATCAACAACTGGATGTCCAGCACAGGGTCATAAGCATATACTCGGATTCGTCCGTATGTTTTTGGCTTGCTGACCGTGCGAATTGCCGTGACTAGCTGAGTTGACTTGCCGATGCTTGGGCCGTTCTCTGCTGTTACCTCGACATTCTGATACGATTGGTATTCGTTCTGCGCCTCAAACAATAGCTTAACGCCTGCGTCTTCCATCTTCTCTGCCATTACAGCGATTTGATATGGACGGGCGGTATAGTCGCGGAACAATACATGGTATCCACCTGCCTCGGTGATTAGCTTGTGGCAGGAGTTGCCGCTATTGTAGAGGTTCTTCCATTGAGTAGCATTGAACCACTCATCCGCGAGACTGGCCGATTCTCCGTTGATCCAAGCAAGACGGATTTGCTCGTAGCGATTAGGCAGCGTGAAGCAGGAATCGGCACACTTAACGCAGAAATACTCTGCGGTGTTATTCCATTCTCTTTTGTTCCACAAAAGTCTGCGAGCTTGGTTAATAGCTTTGATGGCCCTTTCCGACGAGCAAACGCCAGAATCACCAACAAAGCCCTTCACCACCTCCACCATCTCATCGAGGGTATCGGCCATAGGGTTTATCGTTAACGATAATTACTGAGGGCCACCGAACTGCGTGACCATTTTGCCAACAGTTGGGAGTGGTTTGCTAGAGAAGGGAGTTGGCTTCTTAGCTCCGAGGTTAGGCATATTGCCCATTCCTTCACGGATGGTTCCACGGGTGCTTGAGCCTCCGCTAACGAGGCGTGGGTCTGTTCCTTTAAGAGGTGTCATAGTATTAGTTTAGTTAGTGTGTGTGGCTGTCCATTGTAACTGGGTAACGGTTGCTGGATTGTCGTTAACCAGAATGGTGAAGCCTGTTGTTGTTTGCCCAGTCTGCAAAATATATTTACCAGCCGCTGCCGATGTAGCTGTTCCTGCTGGAGTAATAGATATTCCGTAGGTTGCTGTAGGTAGCGCGGCGAAAGTGACATTCAAAGTAGAGTTTCCAGCAGTAACTGAAATCAACCCAGTCCGAACCGTAATGATCGGACGAGTGAGAAGCGTAGTAATGTTAGCCTCAATAGTAACGATGTCAGCTTGGATGTCGTTAACTTCGGTTTGGAGGTTAGCTACATCAGTAGTAAGTTGCGCGATAGCCTCTGGGCTAAGATCGCTCAAGTCGGGAATGTTGACGGTTCCATTAGCTAGAACTGTGTCGATAAAAGTCTGGAAGATATTGCGCCAGTCACCAGATGGGCAGAAGTCGTCTGGCACATTCGGGAAAATGATTTGAGGATTCGAGTCTTGATTATCCATTGTAAATAGCGTAGTCCCAGTATCTTTCGGGACAACAGATTTCAGCGCATTCTTGTTGGTCTTCTGGGCAATCACCAATAGGCGAGTCTTCGTTGTTCTTGATGTTTGCCATGACCCGAACCCTATCCACGGTAGCTACTCCCGTCAAGCTGATTTTCAGTTGAAACTCACTACCTTCCACCGCTGGGATTCCAGCTATGTCATTACACTCCGATGGGTCTGGCGTTGTGAACTTGTAGCGTTTGTATTGATTACCGCCTCTCCGTGGGGTGCAGTCATCAATCAAAGTAGGTGAACATGGGTTGCATCCAAATGTAGTAGGAACCTTTAGCTCCGACCAGCATGGGTTGCTATCCGAGCGATATTCAACTTGGCTAGTCACCTCGCCGGGGATATTGCTCATCCACATTTCTCCACCAGTAAGTTTCTTCCGAACGAACTTGTTTGTCAGTCCACTTCGGTTGAAGTCGTAGCGTCCAGTTGTAATGAAGCCTTTGATCTGACTGGTTCCATTAGGCCCGTAGTCATCACCGCCATCATTCGTGATTTCATACAGACGATTCTTTTCGTCTTGGTCAAAGCTGAATCCGAACCCGCGCTTCTCTCCATCAATCATCGCAGTCAGTAATTGAGTTGGGCGGAAGCCTGTCCATAGACCATTCCAGCGGAAGGTAAGATCGGCGTCAGGTGACGGGCTAGCAGTTTGATCCAAGTCGAGAACAACCATTCCCCTGTGGTATCTATGCAGTCCTTGTGCTTGGTTCTTCTTTGTCTGTGGCGCGACTGTGCTTACCAAGTAGTTGTTGATATACATGGTCGAGGCGAATTGCTTCAACCATTTCGTATCCAAATCAACCCACTTGTTCACCTCGCGGGAGAGCTTTCGCAATGAGAAGTATCTATTAAACTCAGACTGAGTATTTGAATAGAATGCCCAGCCATCGTGTGATCTAAACCAAAGTTCAGAGTTTACTAATGCTATGTATGGGCTTGTGCATCCTCGGCCAAGTAAGGAAATACGCTGGATGTTTGATGTGTTCCATTGAATTCTAGGCAATGTGACATCCATCGAGAACGCACCATTTGTCGTTAATACAACTAG